ATAATGCTTCGCCAAAGGCTTCTAATGAATCTATTGGTACATAGGCACAGTTATACACAGAGGCATTCTCTTGTTCTGCTGCTGCTCCTGCTGATGCTAATAGGCGCATTGATGGCATAACTGTCATTTGGGATACAGATTCAAAAATAGAATTACGTCTATGAGTTGGTATATTCTGTAGCAATGGTTCAAGAAAGTTTCTCAGTCTGCTATTGATATCCGACCACATTTCCCGACGACCTTTGTCTCGCATATACCTTGAGTATGACCGATACATTATGAACTTCTGATAATGTGTCATATTGATAACATGCTGATTGTCCATCGTTCCTCCGGTGACTCCTGTAGTAAGTACACAAGGTGGGCTGTTAGTTCAGCATCCTTAGAACTTTTGCCATGTAATGCATAAGCTGCTAGTATAGCTGGCCACAAAGGCATGTTAGCCTTTAAAGCTTCATTTATTATCTTCATAGCTTTAACATCTCCAATGCCATGTAATCCTGGAACATTGTCAGTGCTATCTCCTGTTAGTATTTGTCGAGCAAGAGTAATCTTAGATTCTTTGCTTGTGACACAAACAAACTCTTGCACATCCAAGTTGCTATGTATCCCAGGTATTTGCTTCATATCCTTATCGCCTGATATTATTATTGGCATATAGTTGTGTTCTCTGCTCATAATACTTAATACGTCATCTGCCTCAAGACCATTGATCTTATAAATACTAGTACAGTATTTACTTTCAAATGCATTCTTTATAAGATGTAACAGTTCTGGTGCGGGCGGTCTATGAGCTTTATATTCTGGGTACAAAATAGATCTAAAGTAAGGTTTACTGGACATAGCATAATAGAAGGAATGGTCTCCAGTAAACTTATTTGTTATATGATTCTGCATAGTTAGTACCCAAGCATCTATGTCAGCTACTGCTGATAGTAATCTCTGAGCATCAGTATCTAGTAAGCTATTGTTTAATGTTCTGTACATAACTTTATAAAGTAACATTTCTATATCAACATATACATGCATTAATGGGTCTCCTTCCAATTTTGACCAATAGTATATGAACCAGCCAATGGACATTTGATGTTGTAGTATTCTCCAGCTAAAGTAATTGAATTGGCTAGAATCTTTCCTATTGCTTGTGCCCACTGTGGTAAACAAGCAACTTGAAATTCATCATGGATTATTAATGCAAAGTACCATTTGTCTTTTGCCATCTTGCCAAATTCACTAGATATACTATCATAAGCTATAGCTTGTGCACGCTTCATAATTAGTGCCCCAAGTCTCTGGTTGATAGCATTGAATGCCGAATGATCAGAGCGTATTCTGAATTGCTGTGCATCCGCATCTATATAATATCCACGAGAAGCATAAGTATCCTTTACATTCTTCATCAACATAGCGAATGCTGGCATACTCTTCATATATCTATCCTTGATCCTCTTTCCTATGAGTATGTTGTTCTCTTTGTCCCAAGTCTTAGTAATTATACGTCCTAACTTCTCATTGCCGGATCCATACACCATAGCGTAATAGACTGTTTTGCCAGTATCTCTATTGTCTAATCCAAAAGCTAGTGTATTGCGCCAATGAATTTCAGTCTTATCCTCTTTCTTACCGTGCACAGCAGCCATAGTAAAAGCCCCATGGTCATACTCATATAGCAAGTGACCTTGTGTTCTAAGTTCTAGCTGCTCTGCATCACATCCAACTAGTACCATATCTTTAGGGGGCATGAATAACTCTCGGCATTCAGCACCGTAGGGTTTCTTGCACGCGGGCACTTGACCTAAGTTAGGTTTAGAATGACTCATACGTCTAGTAACTGTACCTAAAGGATCTATAGAACCATAAATATATCCATCACTCTTAAGATGTTTAAGCCATCCTTCATCACCATCAGACAATTGGGATATGCGCTTAGAGAGAATATGATATTCCACAATTAAGGAAATCTCTGGATATCCAAGATCCTTTAACTCATTATAAACATCTGTATCCATCTTTGGCTTCCCTGTAGTTGTTAGTTCCATAGGCTGCCATTGATACCGTTCAGTCAATAAATTTGCTACTTGGTCATTAGACCCAGGATTAAAATTAACCATTTTAAACTTACGAACTAATTGTCCTTTGGTATATCCTATATCTTTACGATTCACCTTAGCTACAAATTCTTTTTCTAGTATACGCTTAGGCTTGACTAGTTGCTGTACCTGCCTTAGCACTTCTTCTCTTTTGTTGCATAAAGTACCATATAAGTTACGCGCTTTATCTGCATCAAATCTTATGCCAAATTGTTCTTGCTTACTAGTTAGCCAATGAATCTTATTCTCTAAGCGTAATGCATTGTCAGAATAAGTATATCCAAATGCAGAAGACTTAATCCATTTAAGCAAACGTGCTGTTAACATTACGTCCTGTGTACAGTAGTCAACTAGCTCGGGTGTCAATTGAGTAAATGCTCCTTCTGTTTTGCCGTATGAACCTTTATAGAACTTTAATCTATGACCCCAAGATTCCAGTGAGTGTCTATTCTTTAGAGCTGGGGGTGTATGGTCAAAATGTTTATTAGTGTATTCCCAGATATCTGGGAATATCAGTTTAGATAGTATCATAGTATCTATGATACCATTTGTTGCCATTTCTGCTGTGAATATAAAACCCAAAAGTTTTTCTATAGCAGCCATATCAAACTTAATAATATTATGTCCACAAAGTAAATCTGCATTCATCATATATTCTACGTGCTGCTTCTGATCTTCTATACCTGTAGAAACCCTAACTGTTCCAGGTATTGGATCATATGATGCATCAACTTCCGTAGACACAATGCATAAGATCTTAGTTATATTAGGTAGTAGAGCATCTGCCTCAATATCAAAGACTATCATCTAGCTCATCCTCTAATCTTGGATACTTTTTACTGTATAATCTTGAGCTAATTATCTCAACTGGAGCTCCACAGATATCACAGTAGTAATCAGTTCGGCGTCTATGGTGTATAACAAACTCATGAGCGCAATCTTCGTTAGTGCATTGTAATTTTATTGTCATTTGTTTATTCTTTGGTTTCATTCTGGTATCTGTTCCACATAAATGTAGTCACAATGTCTATTAGAGCATACTAAGGCTATTATCACAGTAAATGATACTCCATTTATAGCATCGAAACCCACATTCTTTTCTATTTCTTCTAACCAGCTATGACACTTTGGGCACTTCTTTTCATTAGAAAGCATCTTGTACCCTCAATAATCTTCCAGTATCCTTATTATATTCTAATGTATCAGCCTCTCCGGCATCACCAGTTATCCTATTGTATAACACTTGTATCTTCCTCCTGTTTGTTCCGTCAGATGCATTACCTTCTAAAGCTATTAGTGTATCACTTAAGCGTCCTATATCCCCAGAACCAAGAACATCCGAAGGGGAGACATGACCACCATCTTCTGGATCTTCTTTGGATCCAGAGCCTTTGCGAATATGTGCTACTTGTAAGATCCCAACTCCTGTTTCCTGAACTAAGGATCTAAGTTTGGTTTGTATGAGACCTATAAGTCTGCGTTCATTCTCAGTTTGTAGGCCTGATACTACAATAGACACATGATCAAATACAATAAAATCTACTCCAAGACCAACAGCCATATATCTGAATTTAGACAGAAGATTATCTGGATCTAGTGATCCAAAGTGATCAAATAGATATAGTCCATCATTTGTTTTAATTTCATTAAAAACTCTTTTGAATTCTTCATCTGATATTTCTTTGGGATTTAGGTTAAGGCGTTTGTTGCAATGGATACTCATATATAGTAGAGCAGAATCATCTACTGATTCCTCTATGGCAAAGGAAGCTATCTTAAGTTTGTGTCTTTGCATTAGGTCATAAGCTATCTCCTTTACTACTGTACTCTTACCAATCTTAGGAGCTGCAATAAACGTATGTATCCTTCGTTTCTGTAGCCCTCTCAGTTTATTAGATAACTGAGGATAAAGGATATCGTAGCCTTTGTACTGTTCGCCATCTCTATAGCGTTTCAATCTCTCAAACATTTCTGAGAAGGCTATAATACCATCTGGTCTATAGTACTGAGCATTCCATACATGCTTCTGTACAGCAGCTGCACCCTCTTTTATTAACATATCATTAGCATCTTTGCATTCTGAAGCACTAAGGAGTTTTACAACTTTCAATTTACCAGGAGTTATTATAGATACACATTGTTCTATTGCTTGCTGTCCAGGAATATCATTATCAAACCATAAGACTACTTCTTCAAAGGATTCTATATATTCAATATTCTTCTTTAGTAGAGAAGCAGCACTAGTACTACCTGATCCTATTGACACTACCGCCCATGCATTATTGAATGCTTGTGAAACACTCAGACAGTCAAGTTCACCTTCAGTTATAACCAGTCTTTTGCCACCCTTAGCCCACACATTGGAGCCGAATAAACCAGTGGAATCACTAAAGTTTCCTAACATTCTAAAATTCTTGTTGATGTCTCTTGTTTTCATTGCTACTACAAGCCTATTGCTATTACAATATGGAGCAAGTTGTACCCATGTACCATTAAGTCGTGCTATACCATAGCCAAACTTACGGCATGTAACTTCTGTAATATTACGTGTCTTTAGTTCTTCATACTGTATTAGTTCTGTAGGTATCAAGTCACAATTAATACTAGGAGTACTAGATTCATCAGTACTAGTTCTCTTACGGCAAGAGAAACAAAAAGTATGAGAGCCATAATCAGTTAGTGCATCTGTTGAGCCACAGTCTGGGCAAGGCTGGTGAGTTTTTGCGGATACCACAGCTATATTCCTCCAATTTATGAATTAGTCTAAGAACATAATGGGCTTTACTCATCAGAGATGGTGTGTTACCTTCGATGCCTATTCTCATATATAGTGTGGACAAACGATCTTTTGCAAGTTTAGTAGCCTTAGCTACATCGGACTTAGATTTTATGAGAGTTGGGTATCTCTTAAATTCATATACCTCTAGTTCTATATCATCACCAGCTTCTTTGTGTGCTAAGTGCACATCGGGATATATATACCCAGTCATAAATATTCCTTTCCAAAAAATGATACTATTGCTTCTATGATACGATTATAAAGATGCAACTTACTAAAGTTATTGTAAATGCAGCAGTCTGCTTCTACTATCTCTATTGTAGCTTCAGCAGTATTAGTAGTCTCACAGCCATCTCTAATAATTCTAATTATCTTAGTTCTCGGATCTGTTTGCTTAAGCCATTCAACTTCCTCCTTTGTTCTTATGTCAGAAAAGAAATCCATATTAGATGCTCTCTGCCCACTTGTAAAAAAACGACTCTGGCTAATTCGATCCAGAGAAGAAAATCTATTTATCCAATACATTGAATCTTTATGTCTTATAGCTTCAGTATATGCTGTGATCATTGGTCTAATTTGTTCCTTGGATAATCCTTCCTGTAAGCATTTAGCTATAGGTATTGCTAAATCTTTTTTGGCCTCATCAGCAAATGCACATTTTAAAACGGGATTAAATCTTCTATAGTACCAAAGACAAAAGTCTGCTGCTGTATCCTTACCTACTTGATCAAATCCAGTGAATCCTATGTTCATTCTTTGTCCCCTTTAATTTCAAAGCGTGCCGGAAGAACAATAACTTCTACTAAACTAGGAGTACATGAAGTTTTCTGAATCTGTACATCTATGTATACCATAAACAATTCATTACAAATAACAATAATCCAAAGGAGCAGAATGAAGAATAGACCACTATAATTTTCTGAAGACATATTATTTTTCCTTTGTATGCCATAGGTACA